ATTAAAATATATCCGCGGGGTATAAACTAAGGGAGGTATAACGTGGCACTGATCAATAACTACGTTGATACGAATATACTCGCGGGTAAGGTAGAAAATGCGGCGTTGGTAAGCGGAGTGCAAAAGTTTACGGCGATTCAATCTTTCGCAGTTGCTTTAGCGGATTCTGCCGCCAGTATTTACCGGGTATTTAAGGGCATACCTTCGGATGCCATCATTACAAGTTTAGAGCTTTGGAATGATGCGGTTGCCGGGGGCAATGCGGCTACGATAGGTTTGTATGATGTGCTTGATTTTGACGGTGTTGGCGCGGTAATAAGTGCGACTTTATTCTGTGCCAGTATCGATTTGTCAAGTGCGCATGCAATGACCGGCGCTATGTCTAACGGGATCACTGCTGTTGCTATTGCGAATCGTGAGAAGCAGCTTTGGGAATTGGCCGGCCAGACGCAATATCCTTATACCAGCACGGGGCCTAAAGCTCCGGCTTATGATATTGCAATAGCACTACCGAATAAAGTAGCCGATACCGGATCCGGTAATGTGTTTGTTAAACTATCGTATATCCGTGGAGTGTAAAAATTAATTTTAAAAAGAACTCGGCGCTAATGGTCGCCTCTGGCCGTTAGCGCCTTTTTCTTATAAGGAGATACGATGCCAAAGCCCTCGGCTCCAGAAGATATTTGCAATCTTACCCTCGATCATCTAAAACAGCGGCCTATTGCTAGTATTACTACTCCAGTAACTGATACCGAATTTATAATGCAACGCTGGTATGATGTCGAGCGTATGGCTGCTTTAAGAGCGCATCCGTGGAAATTTGCGTCTAAGAGAAGAACGCTGACACCTAATCTTAATACACCTCCGCCTTTTGGTTACACATATGCTTATGACTTGCCGAGTGATTATATTCGGAAAATAACTATCGGTGATGATTATTTAGGCGACTTGCACGTAGAGCACGTGATTGAGAACGGACAGATTTTAACCCCTTCAGGAAGCAGTGCGGCGTTTCCTAATACTGAAGGCAATGATCCAAATAATACTTCTACTTTATATTTTCGTTATGTTTATGACTGTACGGAAGTGGCGCGATTCGACGCTCTTTTTGTAAAATATTTTGCGTTGTTGATGGCTATTGACCTGGCTCCAAAGTTTGCTATTTCTACGGCTTTAAAAACGCAACTAGAGAGAAATTTTGGGGAACTGGATTGTCTGGCTCGTGCGGTTAATGGCCAGGATGCGCCGGTAAAGAGAATACAGCAGAGTAAGATTTTGACAAAGCGCAGAGGCTTACCCGGCGGTATTTTTGCGTCTAAATATACAGTATTTGATTCTTAATGGCTGAAATCAGTGTTGCACAGGTTAATTGGGCGGGCGGAGAGCTAAGTCCTAAAATGCGTTCGCGTTCTGATTTGCCGGTTTATCGGAATGGCGCGGAACGCATGGTGAATTTTATTTCTGAAACTGCCGGTCCTAAGCGTTTTCGTAGCGGTTTTCAGTATGTACAGAATACGCACAGACACGGTGTCGCCTGGTTATTGCCTTTTCAATTTAATGACTCTGACGCTTATGAATTGGAATTTACTTCTAATTATATTCGTTTTTACCGCAATGATGGCATTGTTACTTTAGCCAATGTAACGATTACCGGAGTTACTCAAGCTGCGACAGCGGTTGTGCACGCGCCGTCTCACGGATATTCTACTGGTGACGAAGTGATAATTACCGGTGTTGTTGGGATGACCCAGTTAAATAACCGGTCTTTTGTGATTACGGTAAATGACTCAAATTATTTTCAGCTTAATGACGCTTTTGGCACAGCAGCCATTAATAGTTCGACTTTTGGGGCGTATGTCTCCGGTGGTGTTTGTAATAAAATTTATGAGGTAAAAACCCCATATTTGATTGCCGACATTCCGCATTTAAAAATCAGTCAAAATGCAGATGTGCTTTATATTGACCATAACCGATATGAGTCAAGAAAACTCACTCGTCTGGCGTCTAATAGTTGGACATTGGCTCTCTATACCCGGACAGCAGATCCTTTTACTAATAAGAAAACGATTACTGCTATTTCAAAAGCTACTCACGCTCAAGTTACTGCCGTTGGTCACGGGTATTCTACCGGACAGATTGTTTATATAGAAACTGTAGTGGGGATGACTGAAATTAATGGTTTATATTCCTCCATAACATATGTTGATGCAGATAATTTTACATTGGATTCGGTAGACTCTACCGGATTTACTACGTATGATTCGGCAGGATATGTTTCGGATTGCGCACTTTTGTCGAGTTGTCTGGCGTTTTATCAAGGTAGGCTTTATCATGCGGGTTCCGATAAATACCCAGAAAGTTTTTGGGGTTCCAAGCCATTAGATTCCAGTGGTAATCCACAGTATGATGACTATACACTTGGTAGTAATACCGCTGATGCTTTTAAATTTACGCTTTCTCCGGTAAGCACTAAAGTCGACAAGATAGAATCGTTGGTGCCGTGTTTAAATTTTCTGGCAATTTGCACTTTTGAAGGGATTTCAAAAGCTACCGGTTCTACTGATGTAGCCATTACTCCGTCGTCTATTGACGTGACTCCAGTAGTTACGACTGGATGTTTACAGCAGATCACGCCATTTCTTTTAGGTATCGTAATGATGTATGTCCATCGTAGTGCGCTAGTTCTTTATAGCTTAGAGTTTGATATTTTTTACAATGCCTATAATGCTATGGACAAAAATCTGACTAATGACCAATGGCCGCAAAGCGGTTTAACGCAGATGTGCTATTTTGTAGGCCGCCCTTCCGGATTTGTATTTGCACGTAATGACGGTGAACTAATTTGGTTGTCTTATATGGTAAAGGAAAATATTAATGCCGCAAATAGAATTTTGATTGGCGGCACTTTGGTGAAAGTTTTGAGCGTGGGCGTGATGCCACGGGTCAATAAATATGACCAACTTTGGATAGTCTCAGAACGTTTAGTGAATGGGAAAACCTGTCGTTTTGTGGAATATCAGAACGATGATCCGGTAATACCCGAAAGAGATGATTTTTGGTCAGGAGACGATAATGCTATTGTGGATGACCTTGCGTGGCGTAACGCAATGTTTGAGGCACAAAAACAGTACATCTATATGGACGCTGCATTAACTTATGACGGAAGTGATTACGGTGTCAACGCAGCAGCGACTTTAACTCCAGGGGGACTGAAAGGAAACGGTGTCACTTTTACCGCTGGTGCTGCGGTATTTGATGCTACAATGGTTGGACGACAACTTTGGAAACAGGCGCAAAATGGTGCTGGAACAGGGCGCGCGGAAATTGTTGCTTATACAAGTTCAACTCAAGTAGTCTGTAATATTCTAACTGCTTTTGATTCTTTAGCAGCAATGCCAGCTGGTGAGTGGTATTTGACTACTGATACTGTCTATGGTGCTTGGCATTTAGAAGGCGAAACAGTGAAAGTTTTAGCTGATGGCGGCGAGCATCCAGAACAGGTTGTCACGAACGGCAGCATAACCTTGGAATATCAGGCTAGTGTTATCCATTTAGGTGAGGGATATACTGGATTTACTCGTTCGATGCATTTAGGTTCCGGTACTCCGCAGGTGCCGTCTGACGCACGTAAGATGAATGTCAATCGTCTCGGTGTTAAATTTTTAAATACTCTTGGTGCTAGATATGGTACGGATTTATACCATATGTCGGATTTTGAATTTTCAAAAGCGTCTGATTTGATGGGCCGGCCGTCTCCGTTATTCTCTGAACATCTGGTTGTGTCAGTTCAAGACGATTCTGATTATAGTAAGCATATTTATATTCAGCAGATACGGCCATTACCTTGCACTGTTGAAGATATGGTACCGTTTATTGAATTTGATGAAACTTAGGAGTCATAATGCCTTTATTAGGTTCTTTAACCGCGATAGGTGCTGCGGGTTCTATATATGGCGGTGTTTCAGGTTTATTGGCTTCTAGCAGGGAAGCGACACTACAGCGTGAACAGGGTGATATTGCTGTTCAGGAAGCACGTGTAAACGCAGCTAATGAAGCGTGGAACCTAACGCAGATTGTCCAGAAGCAAAGGGTAGCTTATCTTGCTAATGGCGTTTCATTAGAGGGTTCCCCGGCACTTGTTTTGGCTACAAGCAAGACTTACGCGCAGGAACAGGTAGACTCGATTTTAAGGCAGGGCACTGCTAGGGCAAAGCTTATGTATGGTGAAGCGCAGATAACCGAAAATAAGGGGCGTGCAGCCTTAATCGGGGGC